GTCCCACTCATAATGAAGTAAGTATAATTTCCATACGAACTAACATCAAAGACAGACGAATTAGCATCAGCTTGATTCCAATCATACGCCTCAACACCGAAAGTTAATTTACCAACTGTACAATCATTGATCGTCCCTGTCAATTTGGAAGCATTCAAAGTAGAAGATGCAGTTAGATAACTTCCTTTAGGTTGGTACTTAGTAGTATCATTTCCCGCATTGAATAATGAATCTGTAATTTTCTTAGTTACGCCATTCTGAAAAATAGGAATTAGGTCTGCGCTATTGATCACCGTTGCCGGTGGAAACTGATCTATTCTTTTGTCCTGCGCTAACGTTGGAAATGTTAACACCGATAAAAGTAACGTAAAAATTATGTGTCTGAGTTTCACTTTATCTCCTAATTATTTATTAAAAATTTTATAATATAACATGCCAGCCATTCTCGTCAACAACATGCCCGCCACCCTCAAGCGTCCATGTAGCGGGGTCAGCGAGACACGCTGCAAGATCGACATACGTAGCACTTTGCAATTTGATAATTACCATGTCATAATCAATAATATCGTTTAAGTAATAAGGCGTAATGTCTGTAACGTGAAAAAACACACTCGCTCCACTTCCGTCTTTCAAAATTGCTCCGTCTGCGCAAGCCTTAAAATAGACGTCCGCATGATTGAGGGCGTATATTTGGATAAATTTATCTCTCGGAGTTATACCGTCAATCTCCACGCAATATTTGTGGAGATTAACTACAATCTCAAATTCTGCATAATCTCCGTAAGTTTTCCAATTTCTCTTTCTCGTAAATAGTGAGGTCGATAGCACTTCGTCCGGTACTGAAAACGTCGGCGTTAGAACTGCATGATCTAAAACTACCGTATTACCGCCGTTGATTAGCGCAGGGCTGCCCATTCCAAAAAACATTATTCCTCCTTAAACATTTTGCGTTATTAACATAAATTCGCCATTAAGGTCATACTGTAACGAGAGCACTTGAAAGTAGTGTCCTATACTTATCGCGCCTGTAATAGTCTGGAGAGTATAGTCTGATAATATCCGAACGACACAAAGGCGACCGTGTGTCGCATAATCAACCATATCGAACCAAATACAATCATCACCTATCATATACACGTGAATGTAGTCCGAAGGGGACGGAGAGGTGCGAAATAAAAATCTTAAATTATTATACCAATCGAGAGAGAGTAAATCATTTGATGCTGCCGACTCGACATAATCCCTCTGAATACTCGGGTCGATTTTAGCGGCGAAAGTGTACGTATAATAATCTGATCTGTTAGCAGCCTTGAAACCAACACTCACACCGTCCCCCTGAGCTGGCTGTCCCGCAGTCTGATAGCCGAAAATCTGACTTTTATATAAATAATTGCAGTCGACCGTTATCAGGGGAAGCCAATCATTTCTTATAAGTCTATAGCCGTCTGGATTATCGGGGTCGTCTATTATTGTTAATTTGAAAATTGGCAACGTCATTCTTACAAAGTCCCATAGGTACGGTCTTAAGACATTCACCGCTTTATCATTTACGCTTCCCGCTCCATGAAATATGGTGTCCTGATTCAACGCCCAGACCATTTGCATATCAAGGCACACCTGAGCAAGTTCAATCTGTGTCGAGCCTGTCATTGGAAGTCCGCTCGTTAGGTCAATATTAAAAATAACCGCTTTCCATACGTCAGGCATAATACTAAGAGGAAAACCGCACGCCTGAAACATACATTGCAGTAAATACAAATATGTTACATTCTCGTGTCCTGTGTTATCTGTGGAGTAATTAAATGCCATATTTGAGGCGTCTAACTGAGCTTGCAGCACGCTCGAACATATTTTTTTCACTGTTAGCTTTTGGTAAGCATAACTAAGAGACACTGTCCAGAACGAAGTCTCTATATCCCTATTCGCTTTTGTTATAACGTATTTTTTTAGAACTACCGAGTCCAGAAATAACCTAACGTCTGCGCCGACTGTTAAAGCGTACGGGATTTTATCAAATATGCTTAAATCAAAAGTCGAAATAACAGGCTCTCCCCTGTCCGTATGCTCCTGAATTGGAAATACGCTATTCGTTATATCGACATAATCGCTTATGTCCTGCCATGCAGAGCCGACATATAATTTTAAGCTATACGACATTCCTAACCCCTGCGTTATTTAATCGTAGCTGACTTTTATTAACAGTCTCCCTTGTGAACGTCAAACCGTCTATGTTAGCATGCACGTTTACAATCGGACTCATGTTTTTATTTATTAAATTTCGATTAAGTGCAAGTATGGCGTTCACAATATCCATGTTATTATTTGAGCTCTGCCCTGCGGGTGTAACTTGTACGTGTTCCCCGCTTTCTACTAAGATCGGGTAAGAGTCATTAGGAAAACCTGGCGGTACTGTAAAATCGCCTCCCTGCGCTAATTTCGGAGCTATACTAAAACCGCGTGCTAAAGTCATTGCCATAGAAAATCCAGCCATTCCCGCAGTATCCGCACCTCCAAAACTCATTATACTTGCTAACATAGCTGGCTCTGCATATGCAGCCGCCAAAAGCCCTCCCGTTGTCACGCCCGCAATAACAGCCGTCGTCTGTGCTCCCTCTGACACTGCTTCTTGAATAAAAATACTTTCAATGTATTTCTCTACAATATTTCCAAGTGCTGTCACTATGGAGTCGATAATACTTGCGCCAGCATCTTTGAAAATGCTTTTAAGACCTTCGCCTAAATTCTTTGTCCCATTCATCATTTGAGTTATTGTACTTTTCCAATTACTCACAAGTGATTTTGTAAGATTCGTAGTCGAGTCATACATAAAGGAATTATTCTTTTTCCATGCTACGACTAACTTATCCTGTTGCGCTTTTTGATAATCGCTTACATTTGATTTGTCCTCTTTCTCTCCAAACTGTTTCTGCTGAGTGATGTCGATTAAGGGTTTATTAGTACCAAGCTCTTTATTCTTTGCTTTAATTTTTTCGTTTTCTTCTTCCAAAGATTTCAATTTTGCTGCGAGAAGTTTCGCTAAATATGTTTTATATTCCTCAAGTGAGAGAGTATGGTCTCTGATCTGAGTGTCAACTCTTTCTTTCTCAAGTGATGTTATTTGAGCGTCGTACGACTTTTCAAATTCTATTTTTTTAGCGAGTAATTCTTCCTCCGCTTTTTTCTCATCGTCGACTCTGCCCTGATTAGCTTCCTTGAGAGCGGTTTCTAAAGCGACTCCTAAAAGTTTTTTCTTATCGTTAATAATTTGCTGCTGAGCCACACTGAGCCCGCCAACCTTTTCTTCATTCTCAAGTTTAAGCATACCGATATTATACTCGTCACTTGCTTCTTTCTCGTCTTTATCATATTTGTTTTTTATATCGTCTCTGTAAAGTTTTCCGTATGCTTCCATGAGCTGATATTGTACGTCAAGTTGATCTTTAGCCTGAGCCTCCGCTTCTTTCTTTAAGTCGGCTGCGGCTTTCTGATCTGCTTTTGTGGGGTCTCCCATGTTAAGAGGTTTCACTTTAACATTCATTTCAAGTTTTTGATTAGCCTTGAATAAACTTGCTATCGAGTCGTATGAGTCCACTGCGTCATTTTTCATTGCAGTTAAACCACTCCCCCATATTTGAACTGCATGCTTAAAATCTCCCATAGCAAAAGCGACAAAAGAAGCTCCGAAAGTTCCCATGATGTCACCAGTCTCTAAAATGGCAATTTTAATAAGTAAGAAAGCTCCGGCTATAATTTTCGCTGCAATTCCGAGCCCTTGCATCATGGCAGTAGTGTTATTTCCCTTGTCGATTGCTCCACTAAAGCTGCCTGTTACTGCTTCGATAGCCGGTACAAGCTCCGCTCCCATTCCCTTTTGAAGCTCCTCGACCTTATGGCTGAGAATTTCCATACGTCCGGCGTACGTGTTAGCACTTGCCTGAGCCACTCCCCCGAAGTGATTAGATATGCCTTCGGTTATCATCTTAAGACGTTCCTCAGAGCCGCTCACTCCCTGTACGTCAATACCCATACGTCTTAAAGCGTTTGCCTGAGAACCGAAAGACCGTGTTATCATTGTCCCTGCGGCTTCAAAGCTCATTCCCCTTGCGGTTGCTAAGTCCATTGCAGCCTGAGTAAGCTGTTTAATTGTATCTGCGTTTCTTGTGTACATGCCCATAAATGACATGCCCTCAAGCAAATCATTTTTCTTAAATCTTGTAGTTTTATCTAACGAGTCTGCGTATTTATCAAGCTCCTTTGAAGCTGCGCCAACAGCGAAATTTAATTTAGTGAGAGCGGTCTCAGACTTTCCGTATAGGTCAACACCTTCCTTGAGAAAATCAAAAATCTTTGCAGCTGCGAAAAATCCCGCTAACATGCCGGTGACTTTAGTTATACCCGCACCGATTTTATCGGAGAATACGCTCCCTATTTCCTCTGCCTTTGTGGCTGTCGTACTCTTAAGATCGTTAAGGCTCTGTTCCATTTTATCGACCTTAGCGCTGATCTCGACATAGGTCTCGCCTAAACTATTTCCACTATCACTCAAGAGTGCCTCCTTCGTTTATGAATTTCTGATAGTCCATTTCTGCCGATTGTTTTCTATCCGTGTATGTTTCAAGATCAATTTTTCCGCTATGCACGTAACTCATTAAAGCAATAGCCCTGTCAAGTAATTCTCTGTATTCAGTTATTAAACGCTTCTCTGTTTTTTCGTAAGATATATTACAGTAGTGAGCTATTAAGGTGTTTGAGGTGACTCGACTAATTCGTTTGCTATCTCCGCTACTTTTTTTTTTACGTCCACGCCCTCAAGTAATAAAGCCTCTGCGTACAGATCAAAAATTTGAGACTGAGAAAATATTTTAAGCAAATAATTTGGTTTAAGCAGTTTTCTCATTTCCCATTTTTTAATAAATCCATGCCACTTGATACAGTCATAATTATACCTGAGCGACTGACTGATAGTAGTAGCGCATACAATTAAATTACTTGCTGGCTTATCTGCGTTCTTTTTAGCAAATTCCGCAAGTGATAAAACGTCCTCTGCTGATCGCTCAGAGAGGACGCCAAAGCCTTCGATAAATTTCGTGGCTCTAATCATATATTAGGTATGTACTTCCGTTAAAGTTCCTGTTCCGGTGAAGTTTCTGCTGACCTGTACGGCGTTGCCGCCAACGGTGTCAACGTCAAAGCCTTCCTCAGTTATAATAACGTTACCGGAGTAAGTCGAGCCTGTGTCGGCTACACCTGAGAACGCTACTATTGAGTTTATAGCAGGAGGTGTTACGCCAACTCTCATAAACCCTGTGAATGAACCAGTCCAGCCGATATTTTTAGCGGGCTTAAATTCCTCGAAGCCAGCCGAGCCGTTATCGCTTACGTTTATCGGTGAAGCTGATTTTTTCAAGCTCCACTTTGTTATTTTAACTGCTGTCGGCGTGCTGCCGAAAGATATAGTCCCTAAAATCCCTGTGATTACGTCGCCTGTCATTATGTCTCCTACTTAAGTGATTAAAAAAAATTACTGTTCATCAAAAATTTGTAAGTTAATCCGGTATTGAAGTACCGAAGTCCAAACCTTATCCACACGTGGAACGAAACGAGTAAAATCTCTTTTGGATTTCGTTACGTATGCAATAGTTGTAGTTACGGTATGCCCGACTGTCCCGCTTATCTGAGTAAAACTCATTAAAGACTGAATTGCGTTAAAAGTTTTTTCTGCTGCTGCCGCTAAATTTCCGACCGCCTCCGAACTTTCCGACTCGTCATATAAATTTATCTGCATTAAAACCGTTTCAAATTTATCTGCTGAATCCTTTTTATTATCGGGAAAGGTTAATTGGAATACTCCGTAAGTTTTCTCCAAATTATCGTCTGGTTTCTCTGCATAGAAAAAATTATCTCCGAGCAAGTTTTTCAAAAAGCCTGCGTCCGTGTTAGCACTATAAACAGCCATAATTTGAGCTTTAGTTTTATTATACATGTTATTCATTAAGAAGAAGCCTCCAAGTTTAATAGCTGTTTTATTCTGTCAAGATTTTCCTCAACCGCTCCTCTTAAAAACATTGCATTTGGAGCGTTACCCCCGATACCAAGCTCCACGTAAGGAGCGTACTCTACGTTAGAGCCGATACGTACCGATAATTCAGGAGCGTTATTTTGAAGTCCGTCTCCTGATGAAGCTGCTGGCTGACCTTCGGGTCTCACCCCCGAACGTTCATTTTCAGTTGCGTAAGTGATCGAGCCTCTTAGCCGTCCTCCCACTCTGCCGCTTCCCTGTGGATATGAACCCACGACACAACGGCTAACAGCCTCGCCTTGTACGAATACACCGACAAGGATAAGTTTATCTCTTAAATTTTCTTTTACCTTAACCATGAACTCAGGTATTCTCCAAGTGCTTGTTACTTTTACTTCACTCATTTCGGTATTATCTCATTAACTCTGCAAAAATCTTTCATAGCATCGAGTTTCTTACCGTTCTCTTTTGTGTCTGCCTGTACGGTTAAGGTGTGCTCCTGTACAATTTCAAGTATTGTACTGATCTTAACCAATAAGAGATTATTACTCTCTCTGGCTGCGTCGAGTTCTTTAATTTTGTCCTCATGGGCTTTCAGTCTGATATTAACATCTTTCTTAAAAGCCCATTGAAGCCCAACCTGAATACCAACCCAACCAATAGCGGTAATTATGCCGATTAGTAACTGAATAGCGGTCAGATTGATTGCTACCATTACTTACTCAAACCTGTGGGTGGAGTCGTAGATACAGGAGTCGCTTTAGCGTTAGCCGCAAATATTCCAACTAGGGAAGTACCGCCTCCCGCAGTTAGTATCCATGTCAAAAGAGTCTGCACCCATGAAGGGAGCACAACACCGAATAGACTTATTACGCAAAAGCCCAAGGCAGGGATTAAAGCTAACAGAGCTCCGACAAGTGTTTTAGATTTGAAGTAACCCTCGAAATTATCGAACTGAGTTCTCCAATCGGTAAGACCTAACAATCCTGTAAGGGTTGTTACGATACCGATAGCGGAACCCTCAAAAGTAGTGTGAGGAAAGAATAATGCGAATACGAAAGCTGCAACCAAAGCTATTAAATAGCCAATAGGCTTTAATAAATTTGTCATTTGAACCTCTTTTTTTATTATTGAATTGATAGAATTATTTTTTACAATTTCATACTTACTATTTAACTCAGAATGAGCAAGTGAGTCGGCTTTTACGTAATCGGGTAACTCGTGTCCGACATTGCTATCTTGCTCATTGAGTTCAAAAAAACTTTTATTTTTATTAGTTAAATCCATTTAAGATTATTTTGTCTTTTTGTCTTTTGGAGGAAACAGCAAAAACGCTATGTAACTTCCCAATCCTACTACAAAGATTATTATTCCTGTTATCATACGGACCCCTTTTTATATTCATCATAATATTTTTCAATATTCAAAACGTAGTGATGTGTTTCCTCCGGTAAATACAAGAGAGCAAAAACTTTTAATTTCAATACGTTTCCCATTCCCCAATTATAAGCAGCGAGAACTTTCTCAGTATCTCCCTTAAATTCTCTCATCAGAGCACTCATATAGGCTGCCTGCGCTCTGATATTTGAGTCAGGGTTAAATATATCACCCTTTCCGACCTGAGCCCATGTAGCGGGCATAAATTGAGCTAATCCTTTCGCTCCGCACTTCGATACTGCCAGAGGATTAAAAGCACTTTCCTGTTTGACCTGAGCCTTTAACAACAAGGGATCAATACTGCGGAGTATTCCATATTTAATAAATAACGAGTCGTATAAATTTTCGTTCATTATTCGAGAATCCTTACGTCTGCCTGAGTATAATCAGGACGGTTTAAGACGCCGGTTATTTCATAAATCTTTCCGTTCACGGTTGCTCTCCAAGTATTATCGACTGTGACTAATTCTGAATAAATTCTTTCAGTACAGATAGCCTTAAGTTTATCGTCAACTCTGATCTCGTTAGCGTTTAGCTGCCTCTTATAGCATTTAACTGAAAACTGATTGCCTGTGCCTCCCCATACAGCCGTAAAGCCTCCGAGTCCGTCACTCGTCTTAGTTTTCTTCTCATATAAAACGGTATTGTCAAAAAAATCTTGTACCATTAAAAGCACTTCACTTTTCTATACGGTGATAGCATCTTAAGCATAGCCGGAGGAAAGTCAGCGCTCGTGCTTATGCTGTGATCTCCCAAAGACTCGCTGCTTGTACCGCTCATAAATTTAGTATTAAGTATATGTCCAATCATTTGAGAGAAGGGTAATAGCAAGCCCGCAGGGATAGTCTCAAACGTATCTTTGCAGTATATTCTTATGAAGTCGCTGACTGATAAAATTAAAGTATCGAGTACAACGTCTTTTGACGTATCATTTATTTGTAAAACTTTTTTAACTGTGGCTGCGCTAAACATTTAACTCCTTATCGCTATGGTATTAAAAGTGCAAAATTTTATTTCGATTGAATCCGAATACTCCGAATACTCTACCTCTCCATATATATTTGTAAACTTCCCCCTGTAATCGTAAACAGAACTCGCCGTAAGTGCGTCCGTATATGTTAACCCTGATTGAACCGCGAGTAAAACTCCATTTTTCCTGATCTCGTAGCTGGTCGCATTGGTAACAGGGCTTAAAGTTAGCACGACGTTTTGATCTGTCTTTACTCCGGTAATTGTTCCTATAGTTCCGAGACGAGCAATAAATGGGTCTAAAGCATTATAATCAGTTAATGGATTATATAATCCCATCGCTGTTTCTGCAATTTGAGGGGTTACTTTCCCATATCCATTTTGCGGAGTCCAACTATTGCCTAAAGCCACTCTTAATAAATATCTTGCTGTCCAAATATTCACATTCAAATAATTTGTAATGTAAGTCAGTACTCCCGCTATATATCCATTTGAAAATGAACTTAAATCGGGACTATCATTATCTATGGAGTCATGACTATAAAATTCAATATCATATCCTGTTAAATTTGATGTTATCCCCGCACCCGTTACAATTATATTTGGTAATATTCCATTTGAATTATATACATGATCGTTTGGCGTATTCGAGCCTGCTGGCATAAAAGTAACTATATCAGGATAACTTGCTAATGCCTCTGCAATCATACCCGACATTCCCGTATAGCTTTTAATATATAATTGACAACCTAATCCTAAAGCGGTTGCTATATTAGAAGCTCCATAGACTACACTTCCAGTCCAACCAGAACCACAATCAGCAAGTCCTTGACAAAAAGAACCATAGACATCTAAAGCGTGTTCATCATTGCCATATATGTAAATATTGGTTATCATGCGGGGAAAACTTCTATAGATATTTCAAATCGAGATGGCAGGTCAACATCCGCAGGTACGCCCGGATTAGCGGAAGATTGAAATTCGATCTCCACATAATCATTACCCGCTGGATTATGGGAGACATAAAAGGGAATCTCTCCATCCCCCATAACAATATTATTTATGCTCACAAATGTTTTTGTATTGGGAAATGCCCCAGTTAATGTTCCTCTTAAAATCCCTGCCGTACTTTTTTGCCAATCAATAGCCCCAATCGTATTTACCATAGGGGTTGCTGGGGTGGGTACTCCACTATCCATGTCTATAGTATTGACGTATCTTTTAGCAACTGGGAGACTGGCGTTTAATTCGGCAGGAGACTGACCTGTAAATACCGGAATACCTCCAATAGTTTTTTTTACGATAATATCGTTATCGTTAAAGTCCGAAGCGGTCACGGCTGCGTACCTCAGTGAATTTTCTGGCAAGCTAACACCGTCCGACGGTGACTGTACTGTCGGTTCCAAAGTAGCAGAGCCCATAAATAAAGTTGTACCGGAATTAAGATCGTCTGGAATTTCCTCTAAAATATCGTAGTAATAATTCAGACTTGTGAGCCCTTCGGTGTCTGACTTTGTAAGATACACGTTAATAGTGAGGGTCTTAGACACGCTGTCGTAAACAACTGCGAGCTCACTATCGCTGCCGCCCGCTACTAAATTTTTCTTCTCAATTACTCTCGGTGATGTTAGCTCGGTGTCACGCTTTACCACAAAAGTAAATTTGTGAGCGGTTACGTCCTCGCTTCCCTCGCTAACAAAAAGTAGCGTCTGCTTGTTTAGTCTTAAAATATTTATATTCTGTTCAATCATAATTATCCTTATTTATTTGCGAAAAGGTTATCCCTACCGAGAGTTTATCCTAAATGATTGAAGTCCTTTTTTGCCTAATTGGATTATTACAGAACCAACAGAACCAATAGGTGGGATAGGTTGTATATATTCAAATGCCCCCATATCCCATCCTGCACCTTGTGGTCTTAAAGTACCTTCTAAATCAGTATCAAATATTGAAATAGGAGTTCCTGCATCAATACCAGCGGAACCAGTTTGAAGTGCATAATCAGATGCAGTAGAACCTACATCATTTACAAAAGTAGGTTTACCTATACTGCTATGAGCATCATATCCTAATGCCTGCCATTCGCTCAAAGATACGCCATGATTTGTATAAGTTACCCAATAGGCAGAATTTCCAACTGAACTATAATATTGGTTAAAGTCAATTTGCTTATAGTTAACATTATCAGCAATACTGACAAATTTCATCATTACGGGAGAGGCACTATCATTTGCCACTATATTATTTTTGAATATCAAAGTATCTATAGCACTTGCAAATTCTATGGGTTCGCCATTATGAGTATTAGAACTATTTACAAAAGTATTATTATATGCTCTTATGCTTAGATGCTTTGTGGCATCATTACGCAATGCATAAATACCAGCATAACTCGGAGCTATATGAGTGACAAAAATATTATTATAAACTAAATATCTTTCACCAAGTGATTCTGAAATAAATAAACAACCAGCTCCATAGGTAACTGCCGAATAAAAGAAATTATTTGCAATAACTGTTTGAAGATTACTTGTTCCGCCTGTATGTATTGTTTGAATTAGATCATTATGAGGTATGGCATTATGACTATAATTATAGAATACATTATTTGTGATTGTATGTCCGCCATTGCCCAAAGCTATATCAATATTATCTGCATCATTTGTCATATTATTAGAGGTAACTGTTATTGTGTTATGTGTAATTGTTAAACTGTCACAATAAGCCAGATACATTCCAGTAGTAGAACCATTGCTGATTACTGTACATTTATCTACTATAATATTTGAACAATAATTCATAGATAAACATGAATACCAATTATAAACCCCCGCTGACATTCCCGAAGTAAATATTAAGCCAGTAAGTTTTATATTATGACAATCATTCATTGAAAAAGAATAACCGCGCATAGGACTTTCAGTTTGCGTGAAATATACATTTCCATTATGTCCAGCTTCCCAACCTTTTGTAAAAACAATAGGACTACCAACAGCTGTTTTGGGAGGTATATAATTTATGCCAGAAGTACCATCAATACCAGCAGAATAAACCGTTGAATCAGTTCCGCCAGAAACAGAAACTGTATCTCCCCCCTGTATGGAACTCCACGGTAAACCTGAAACGGTTTTTGATGCATTCGTCCAGCTTGAGCCAGAGCCATTACCAGTTGCATTCTGATCAACATAATAAGGTGTTGCAAATCCATTAACCGTTAATGCTAAAAAGATTATTAAAAATGTTTTCATAGTTGCATATTTCATATCACCTACCCCATATCTTTAGGAATATATTTTGTGTTCCTGCATAACCAGAGGACTTCATATAGTAAATGGTTGGAAATTGAGTAGGTGATAATTCTCCCGATGTAAAGCTACTCCATGCTGGTGCCTGTGCGCTTAAAATTCCAACAGGTACAGCAAATCCCCATTTATTGCTAAAGTAATATCCACTATCCGAATAGATACAATAAGAATACCAATGCACTAATCCTAAAGAGGCTACACTTACGGAATGTTGAGTAAATAACGTGCAGGTATCATTTAATGCAGTATCTACAAGGCAAATATCGACAATATTAAGGTTATCCATGTCGGATTTGATACTCGAAAGCTCTTGTAATACAAGAGCTGTTTGTGCTGTAGCTGAATCTGATCTTGTATAGTTAGCAATATTAGAATTAGGTTTTTTAGACAACTCAGTTAGAATATTTGTAAACCAATTTAATGCTGTGTCTTGCTTAATTGAAGTTGCAAAGCCTGAAATATTGCTATTTGGCTTTTTAGAAAGTTCCTGTAATGTTAATGATATTCTTGCAATTGCAGTATCTAATATTGCTGCATTTGAGGTATCGTGGTAGGCTTTATTGAGTATATAACCAAGTAATAAATTTGACCAATGCTGTGCTGTCGAGTCGGAAGTGACCGTACCAGAGAAAGAGCCCGAAGAACCTACTGCCTGCAATTTTATCAGACTATCCAAATCAGCCTTTATCAAGGACTGTATGTACGAGTTCGCTGTACCGTTTGCCGTTGAGATATACTGAGCCTGTGTGAGGCTTGTGAACACAATCCATAAAACGAGTGCTGTGATTACTAAATAAATTTTTCTCAAATTAAATCTCCTTAATTATCTGACTTATTAATATCTACCGGAATTTTGCAGATTATTTCTGCGAGGTCTTTCTTCGTATAATTAGCGTATTTAGGAACGTTCAAATCTTTTGCAAGTTTTCTTAAACTCTCCATTGTCATTTGCATAAGAGCGTCAAAATCCATATAGCCTCTACCGATTGGAGTCTCTTTGTGAGCTTCCTCCTTTGCCCTTCTGCGTCTTAAGTTAAATCCCATTAGTGACATATTACTCCTGATTAAAAAAAAAGGGGAGTGCGTTAACACTAACAACACTCCCCTCGAAAATAGAGCTAAGAACAATTAGGCTAACTTGTGAATGAACTTAATTATTCTGATGTTCTTGTTATCATAAACACGAGCCCAGTTAGAAGTAGTAGCCAATTCAGCGTTAGTCGGGCTTGAGCCAGCAACCGTACCGCCGACGAACTTTATTCCACGAGGATGCAGAACGTAATGCTGGCGATTGATTAACACATCGTCACCGGCTAAGCTATCTCTGTCGGTTTCAGTAGGAACCGGAGCTCCACCGTTACCAAGTCCGAAAGCACCCTGACCGAATATGTAAGTAGTCGCAACACCGTTGGCATAAGGACAGCCGTCGTCAACGATAACCTGACGACCAACGAAGGTTTTAATTTCGGGTCTCAAATCAGTTGCGGGCAAGGTGATGATTAAATCATCTTTCTGTAATTTTGCTTCGACTGCGGAGTGCATGCCTACTGCGGTAATTTTATATTTAGCGTCGCCGAGTACCTGTAAAGCGTCAACAAAAGTAGAAGCGGAAATAACACCGAGAGCTCCAACACCAGCCGAAATATCGGCAACGTTTCCAGACATGGAGCTAACACCCATTGCTCCCTGAAGAGCGGAGAATAAAACTGCCTGTCTTTTACGAGCCCAATATGCGGCTACAAGATCACCGATAGCTTTCATAGGGTCGTCGCCTGATATAGCTTTCGCCAGATCATTAACAGCCCAAGCCTTACCTCTCATTAAAAGAGCGGCTATATCCTGACCGGCTGAAATAACTGCGGGAGTTAGAGCGTGACCGTTAGTGTCGTCGAGAACTTCGTCGTCACCAACAAGATCATTGAAATAAGGCATGTTAATAAACTTACCGCCAGCAATCGCAAGCCTGTCAAGTTCGGGATTGTTAGTTATAATGCCAGATTGAGAAAAAGCGGATAATTCAGCAGTCCTCTGAATTACGTACGGATTAAAAACGGAAGGAACGATAATATCCGCAATTCGGGTTGCAGTACCTACATAAGTTGTCAAAGGTGTCTCCTTAAATGATTAAAAAAAAATTATTTCTTCCCTGCGGCAGCCCTAAGCTGTTCGGCAAGTTCGGGGTTCTCTTTAATAAGTTTCCCCTGCTCGGTCATATTAAAATGTTCTTTTGAAAATGGATTTTTGCCCTTGAAATTTTTACTAAAGTCGTCGCCGTTTGGAGCGTCTCTGCCATTTTCCTTAAACTTAATCGCAACGGCTTCATTTACGGCTGTGTCAAATAACAATACAAATTTTGCTACGTTCGTGTTAACAGCCTCCTCAGTATCGCCGATCTCTAACAAGTCCAGTAAGTCCTTGTTAATTTTCTTACCGTCGAGTACCTTGAGAGCCTTATTCTTAAGTCCCATGATCGTGACATTTTTCTGAGAGGCTTCAAATTTCTGCTCAAGCTCTCTAAGTTTTTTATCTGCGGGCGTTTCGTCGGGGTGTAGTTTGATGTATTCAGCGTTAACCAGCGCACTCAAGTTATTTTTCTTAAAGGTTTCAATCCCTTGAGAGACTCTCTGATCGGTTAAGCTATTTGCGAGTTTCTTTCCGTCCTCCGTACCTTCCAAGAAGCCTTTAACCTTATCGCTTGTTAGCGGGCTAAGTTCTCCGAGTAAAGCAATCACTTCGGGCGTACTTGCGTGCTCTGATAAATAAGCTCTGATCTCTGCTATTGTCAAAAATACCTCGTCATTAAAAATCTCCTTATAAATTTTGCCCTTACAGTTTTTCCCTGTAAGTACATTAAAAAATCAATGGAGAAAAGTATTGAGTAAATTCCGTGATGTCTCCCTTAAAATTAGAAGGGATTATTTTGCTGACTATCTCCGACTATATATATTCTGAAAGAATATATACTTCTTATCCTTCTTAGTTTTGTCCTGTCGGTGTCCTGATTTTAGAAAGGCACGTCCCGAAGTATTCTATAAGCCATTATAATATATGACGTTGAGTGTCCTGCGTATATAATTATTTAATGATCGGTCATTAAAAAAGCCTCTGTAACTGTCAGAGGCTTCATTATGATATTAGATAAGGTTTAACGGTATTAAGTCACGTAGCGAGGCTCTATGATAGCTTTGCGGCTTAATGACTGCATATTAAGTGAACCATTTTTTACTATCGTCGTCCCATATAATAAACAGCGTATTATATTTCTGTAGTCCGGTGATCTTTCCGGTTGTCACGGCTTCATAAACGGCTTGCCTTGAGCAACCTTTTAATTTTATGAAGTCACGCAACCAAACCTCGTCACCTTTTGAGTGATGTTTTTTGAACGTATCTACTTTGATGAAGTCTGGCAGTGAACCGACTGGCTTGCGCTTTTTAATTACGATTTTCTTTTTCATCTCATCTCCATTTTTTTAAGTGTTTCCTTGACTCCCTCGAAAGCCTGACGACCTTCCGTAATTACTTGCATAAGTTCACGCATTGACTTCTCGCTGTTAGCATGGATTACAATAGCAGTACGTTTATAAATAATTGAGAGAGGTCTCTTGTCGGATAATAAAGCCGGAACTGCGGCGACTTTTTGCTGTAAGTATTTCTCAAGTCCGGCTGGTGATGTCTCGTTATGTCCGAACCGGACTGATAATTTAGTTAATCGCTTCATTATAAGCTCCTCATTATTTCTTGTTGTTCAATGTTAATTAAATATAAATACTGTTCGTCTCCAAAGTCAAGCGGCTCTTTCGTACAGATTGCTCCCCAATAGTTTCGCATTAAAGGATTATGAATTTTCATAATACATAACGGTATTCTCTCGTCTGTATCCGTCGCCTGTATCTGATAAAGATAACACGTTCCCCTCACACCTTGAAAGGCACTCATTTTATTTGGAGTAATGAGAGCCTCCTTACCTCTGAATAAAAAATAAAGCGTATCGGGACTTTCCATAAGTTTATACATTGTTAACCTCTGCGAATGTTAGCATGGACTCGCTCATATTTACTCCGTTGTTTTATGATTAAATTTTTTCTTCAAAGGTCACGTATTCACTTAAAATTTTTCTCCATTCGTCCTGAGTCATGCTGTAAGATGATCTTGTTAAATAAATACCTTTCTCAGCCGGTACTTCTCTCGGATAACCATAGCCGCCGCTTGCTGTGATAGTGAGGAGCGTTCTCTCTGCTTCCGAGAAGCTCTCGAAATATCTAAGCATTAACCTTCTAAAAAATGAAACGTGTCCGAGTACGAAAGCTAACTTGTCAAAATCAAGCATCTGATCTGGCTGCTTAATAGTGATGTATGTATATACGCCTGTACTGCCTGAGCTACTTGAGCTACTTGAGGCCAAGCCGTCGCACAAAATAATCTCTGTCGAATAACCTGAAATTTCCAGCATTTCGACTGCCTGGACCATATTAGCTCCACGTTTCATAAAGTCGTCCTCTGTGACGAAACACGCTGCGGCTATGTTAGCGTATATTTTAACAACTCCCCTTGAGCCTCTGCCTTCGACTTCCGTGATCTCCTCGCTTAACCAATATTCGGGCGTGCCTTCTAAAAAGGTTGCGGTGTCAAAAAATAAACCTGAGTCTGCAAATATTATTTGAGGTTTCAAGACTTTTGCGCTTGTTGCGTGTAACCGGCTATACATTTCCTTCATTTTGGCTGCTGTCTCAGGGCAACCCTTCTGGGCTTTCTCAAACGCTTCCCCGTAAGTCAGGTGACCGAAAAACTCGACTCTGCTTGCGTCGTTTGAGTGAGCCCATTCAGGAACTTCTGCGTTATTTATATGCGTTAAGAATTCTTCGAGCGAATTAAAATACTTTTCTCTCATGTTCGCTGATCTCTTGGCTGCGGGCTCGTAGGGAGTATTAAAAGAAACGTTACCACTTGCAATGCTGTCTCCGTTGTATAATTTGTTATTTTTAATGTCATTGTAATAATAAGTATTGCATTACATATTGTCAAGTAAAAAATGAAATAAAATGAAATAAAATGAAATTATTTTTATAATAGGCAAGACTCGCACGTAACGAGCCTTTTCAACTGTTACGTACGAGCGTTTTGAGTGCGGCTAAACTGCTAACATCTTATATAATAATTTCGAGTACAGGTTTATGCTGAATTAACTTGCTCACGCTCTTAGCGTTATATGCTTCGAGCTCCTCAGCTATCGGATAACCTTCGTATAAACTTACGTCCTGTAAATCAAAATTAAATTTGTCGATACCTGTTTTAGATACCAAATAACCATTCTGCGAGGCTTTCCCTGCGAGGTTAAGCCCCTTCTCATTATAATCATTTGAGCCAGCCAGGGACGAGCTGCGGGCGAACCAATCGGATATATAACAGGTGTGAAGGTGTCCGAATATTACAAAATGGATTATGATGTCACGCTTTGCATACTTGCCGACTACTTGCTGGATAGTCTTTTGAGTGTTTGAGTCTCCGAGACTTTCTCCATGCAGCATTAAAATATTTTGTCCGGCAATATTAAAGTAATATTCAACAGGGTCTCCCTCGTGAAAGCTAACACCCTTTTTATTTTTGAAGCCTAATTTTAATAACTGAAATATCGTATAATCATAATTATCGGTCGCAACAGGGTCAACAAGCCCTCTCAATAATCCGATACGTGACTCGTTTCCGGTTACAGTACATACCGTTATATTCGCAGTTTTATTAAGATCAATAATAAATTTACTTAAGAGTTCGTAAGCCAGAAACGTCGCCTTGCTTCGATTAGTGCTTTGCATTAAGAGTTCGTCAAGCCTCCGGTCACTGTTCATAAGATCACCAGTGAGAGCGACTACGATCTGCTTAACATTATTTAATCTTGCAATGCGTTTTAATTTATATGCGAATTTTTGCAAGCGTTTCGAGGCGAAAGTAAAATCATATTTATTATGCGGTAAATTTATTAACTCGTTAAAGTGCGGGTCTGATATATGTGCTATTAGCGCAACTCCCTCCGTGTTAGCTTTATGCTTAACGGTTCGGAAGTTAATAGCATTGTCTCTGAATACTTTTATAAGCTCCTGAGTGTACTCGCCGATTGCATTTTCAACACGAGTAACCTCTCTAAAAGATTTGTCCTTTATACGATTTGCGTCACGAGATTTCTGCAAGCGTTTTGCAAGTGAAATATTTTCCTCAATGACTTCAAAGTCGGCTGTGTCCTCCGTAAATAAACGAGCACACCCCTCCGCTATATTCATACATTTATAACGCTGCTTATTTTCCCCTGACGCTAACATCATTCTCCCTGAGAGAATAACCTTATCAGAGCCACACGAAGGACATAATGTTTTATGAGCCACTTTGCCTCCCTTACTTACTTCTAAATCTATTAAGAAATTTTCTGAACTTTGAAATGATCGTGTCTTTAATCTTTAGCTTTGTATTTTTGAGAGCGTCCTCAGTAAGTAAACATTGAAGTATGCAGAGGTAAGTTATAGCGTCGAGTATTCTCCCCCTCAAGCCTTCGGTCAAGTCAATAGGTCTCTCAGGATTTTGACTGATTGCATTATTCATAGAATCGATATGCTTATTAAAATAAACTCCCCACACCTGATATTTAGTTAATCCGAGCCTCGTTGCGTTGCGTTTGAAATTAGCGAGGCTGTCAACGTCGCCAGCATACGCTTTGCCCTTAGAGTACATGAGTCCGAGTGACTCCTTAAATATGCTTTTGCTTATTTCAAGCCTGTCGTTTTGAGTCAAGGCTTACTCCAATAAATAACCTTGCCAAAGTTAACCGTATCGCTTTCAGTCCACTCTTTGCCACACCTTAAGCAATGATAAGGAGTGCATATAATTGTCGAGCGTTCGCTATATGAAATTGTATCGTTATCTACAATCCCTGTAAAAATATTTTGATATTTGGGGTGGGTGGTTGACTCTTTTATATGTCCTCTTTCCAAGCATACAGCGTATTGGGTTAATCGCTCTTTGTCAATTTGCTGCTCGGTCTTACCCTGCCACTGAGAAGTAAAGCCGCAGCCGATAAATAATAACGCTGTTAACATGATGAAAATATATTTTAACAAAATTCCTCCTTATAAAAATTATTCGATACGGAGCGCATACCATTCATTATAGGTCATGTTTGGAATAAGCTCTTTTGAAATATTATCCTTCCTTTCTTGAGGTTCAAAGCCTTCGATCTCTTGCTGAACTACGCATCTGCAATTTATATCCTGCTCAGGTATGCCTGACATTCCGGGCGCTTCTGTCGGTGTGCCGTCTGGAAAATAAAACATTCCGTCTGCGTCTGCGATCTGTCCGTCCATTTCAGCATGATCGTCTCTCGTCTTATCGTCAAGTGTAGCAATCCAAACTTTTTTAATTGTCATTCCCATATTGTCGGCTGCCGTCTCCGCAGTATCCATAGCGTCTAAGCGTCCCATTTGCATGACTCTATGCCCTTCGGTCTGAGCAATCAGCAATGATTTGTCTGCTGCTATTTTTGTTTTGCGTTCGATATTCTTTGCTATTTTATTATAGCCAGAGCCTTTTAATATGCCCTGTGTTAGCTCGCCACGTATTTGAGATAAGAGTGACTTCGAGTGTTCTGCTTGCCGTACCGTCCACTTGATATGATCTAGCGGATTAAGTAAACAGGCTTTGACATCACCCTCCCTGAGTAAACCGAAGCCGAGACGTACTCCGATCTGCGACTCCATTGCAAAGCCAGCATAATAATAGCTCTGCGAATAAAGGTCTTTAAGTTCCTGAGTAGTCGTCTTAATTACTTCGCCGTTCGTTTGTTTTATAATATCAGCTATTTGTTTCTCCATGTTCGTAAGCCGGTTAAACTTCTGCATATCGGAATACAAAACGTTTTGACCGTACTTAGCGAACATGTCGGCTATCTCGGACTGAATGTCCTTAAGAGCCGACTTGTACGAAGCAATTAAATTGCGTGCATAGTTACTGACAAGCTGCTCAGAGCCTTTCTGACCTTTAGACATGAGCTCGCTCATACGCTTGTTAGAAAAGGTTGGCATTATTTACCAGCCTTTTTATTCAGATTGTTTTGAATTTGAGCGTCTGGATTAGGGTCTGCTACATTTGCGTTCGGATCTGTCGGTAGCGGAGCTTCCCATAAATTAGCCGTGTTAGCTTTCTCGTCCTCACCCATTTGCTCAAGGGCTTTCTGCGGGTCGTCGATGAATGACAATAAACTTAACCTCGTGAGCTCTGGAATATTACCCTTAAGTTTTCCGGTTGTCTCAGCTTCGCCAGCAAGTTCAATAGGCAAGTTCCTTGTGAACTGATAGCCCATATTTTCATAATCGAACGGAATACCTTTCTTGCTCCACGTTGATTGCAGTAACTTAAACATATAACGTAAGCCACGTATATATTTACGTTCTTTGTTCATGGTATTATTCTCAAGTGATAATAGTTTCCACTTGCGGGACTCACCGCTCTGACCTGTACCGGAGAATTTTTCGTCTGACATATCAACGGTTTTTGCTGCCTTGAGAATATCCTCGTTCAAAGTTTTCTTGTGCATTTCGGTATAGGCAACGGCTGACGATAAGTCTTTTGTGATAAATTTGCCGTCTGTATTTTCAGGGAATAATAGAAATCCGATCTCTCTGAATTTTATCATATCTTCCTTTGTCGGCTCAACACCATAAAAGGCAAGGTACGCAAGCCTGAACTCCTCAGTCTCATTCTGTTCGTCTGATAAATTCCTATCGTAAGCGTCGATAAGACTCTCAACTTTTTCAAAGTCTCCCTGCTCTGTATTATTATTCTGGAACTTTACCATAGGCACGCCGTCGAACATGTGAGGTCTCGGATTGTCGCCCTTTACGTCGTCGTCCAGAATAAACTTACCGTTATCAGTATAAGCCTTATAAAATGTTACGTTTGTTTTATCGTACCATTCCAGTTTAATAAGTTCTCTACTTATGCCGAGTACATCCTCGATCATGGTATAGAACACAAAGCCATACTGCAAGTCCTCAAGGGTTGCGTCGTATATAAATACTGACTCCCACGGTTTTGTATTCATAACACGCTCGTTGCCGTCCTTGTCAATATATAACAGCCTTGAACCGTACCCGCATATAGACGCATATTGAGCGGTAGTAGCGTCAATGTCCTCAATGTTATTTATGATCTTGAACGACTTAAGAGTATCGACAATCTTTTGAGGGACCGCAACGGCTGCATCTTTGCTTTGATAAGCGTATGCAATCGGGTGTCCGGTAAAATATCCGACATTGTTATCGGTTATTATTCCCCTGTAATCCATCCATAATTTATTATTTACCTTCGTGTCGTCGCTGAATGTTCGCTGTAATATCGGAACCTCGCCTCGATACCTTAAAAATAACTGTTCCATTTGTACACGTCTCGAAGCTGTTAACATCATTAAGTCGGTTATTATTCGACTCATTATGTCGGTATCATTACTCTCAGCTTGAAGCGTGATTAAATCTACTATCTGCGCACTTGTCATTTATCCTCCCTTGTTAATATTATGATAAGAGATCAACGTCGTTCACTTCGTCTGAAATGCCAGCCTTAACAACTGCTAACTTTTCCCTTAATGAAATGAGACGTGTTTGCTCTGCTGCCGAAATAGTATTGCTTTCCAGTTCGATCTCGATTTCGGTTGTCACTCCGTCGATTGATTTTTCCTTTGCTCCAACGAATAAAGCAAGTAAAGCGGTTTCAAGTGCCGGGACATTCTCGGCTGGTATTTCAACGCCTCCCTCTCCTCCGATTCCTGCTGTACTGAGTGCTGCTGCGACGTGTTGTTTTAATGTTGTTACTGACATAGAACTATCTCCTTATGATTATTAAAAAAAATTATTGTATTGTCGTGAGTGTTTTCTTTTCGAGTGTCACCTCTGCTAACATGGTAGCCACATCCGCAGCGTCGTCATGTTTGTTAGTGCCGAATTTTACGTATGATAATAATTGCCTCATAAATAAATCGTAATCCGAACCGGCTGCGTAATCGTCCTTTGATCTGAATACGAAAAACTGCTTAATCATTCCAGACTTCATTAAAATACGTGTCTCTTTATTTTGTGAGGTCGCCTTCCATGTAATAGTACAGGGCGTCTTACCCTTGCAAAGTTTCTGAATATTTTTAGCAAAAGATTTTCCTCCGGCGTTGCTTTCGATCTGCATTTTATTACAGCCAGTATTTATTATTTGTTGTGCAACTCGTGGCTCGGTTACTTCAATCGGATCTTGAGTGAATACTACATCAGTAACGTACACCTTCCCTTGTATCATTCTGCCAATGATTGAACCTAAGAAGTCAAGCCCTTCGTCTGCCGTGTCCGTAGTTCCGACGGTTGCGTTGCAAATAATCTCGCCAGCTTTAGGAGTACCTTCTGCATATTTTCTTAATTCATTTAACTTGAAATATTGAAGTTCGCTCTCAGGGAATAATGAACCTTTCGACTCGACTGGATTTTGCATAAATTCAGCTTCCCATATAAACGAGTCTGTAATTCTTTTGAGTTCGTGGTATTCATACGTGCTTTTTACTTCTTCACAAAACGACTGACCCTTATCGTCCAATGCAGGAACGACAACTTGAACCCAAAAGTTAGCATATAGCGAAGGGTCTAATAAAAATTGATCTAACGAAATGCACTTATCCATGTCTCCGATCTTACCGATAACGTCCTTCTTACTCCACCTTGTTGCGATCTGAATTTCAGGACAATTTTTCTCCATACGTGATTTATGCGTACTTGTGTACCATTGCCATTTTTTCTCAAGTACGAGTTCACTCATAGCCTCGTCAATATTCTTAATCGGGTCGTCAAGTATGCTAACACCGTCACAGCCTTTTCCTGTTACAGCTCCTCCAACACCCGCACAAAAATAGCTTGACTGTTTTGCGGTTGTTAAAGCCCAATCTGAGACCTGAGACTTATCGCTTTTAAGTTTAATGTCAGGAAACACTTCGAGATAATCGGGGAGCTGTACAATTGTTCTCACGTCATAGCTGAATTTCATAGCTAATGAGTCACCGTACGCATTTCTCATAATAGATTTTTCCGGATGTCTCCCTAAATACCAGGCACAGTACAATGAAACGATATACGACTTTCCAGCTCTCGGAGGTAACGATAAAGTTAGCTTTGTGATTAAACCAGACTCTACCATTTGCAGGGCGTTTGCTATTTCTTTTAAGTGAGGTTTTCCACTAGTAAAAAACTCCGAGTCCATGAACACGCAGAACGTATAAAAATTATCCCTCGCTCTGATTGCCATGCGGCGTTTTTGGATTAAAAGCAGTTCCTCCGTTTCCTCCCCTGTAAGACCGTAAACACCTCGAAGTATATTAGTTGTTGTTTGAGTCATAATAACCGCTTAGGCTGGCTCATTTGGAGTTTTAGGGCTATGTGCTTCGATAGTGAGGGACTCACTTTTGAACCTTGATCTTAATTCATGGTAACGTTTGTCAAGTTCCTCCGGCGTCATGGTACTGACTTTACTTTCGACCGAGCCGCTTATGTTAACATCTTTAATGTCTCTCCATTCTTTCGACTTACGATTTTGCAGCCAGAACTTACCAGCTAAAACATCTGGCGGCAGTTCTTTTTTGACTTTGCGGACGCTTTTAACGGTTGGCGACTCACCTACATCTTTTGGAGCGTTGTACTCAATGGTCTCCTCTGTATAAGAATAGCCCAAAGCACGTTTTAATAACGCATTTTCGACTTGAATGTCAACCGGAGCCTTACCTTCCTTCAATGCCTCCAAAAATGCTAAATGATTGTGCTGATAATTGTAAAAAGTAGCCAGCGAAATACCTAACTTTTGAGCGATCTGCTCGTCATTTAAGCCATTCCTTGCATAGCCTTGAGCTAATAGCGGAAAGTCCTCGTGATATTTCCCCTTGCTGCCTGCCACTTATTTATAACTCTCGATTGGAACGTTTAACGCTTCCTGAATAGCGAACTCAAAACATTTTGCAGGGTTATTATATCCTAATAGCTGTTTATAACGTTCTCGAAGTTCTTTCCACATTTCGTTTATGTTAGCGTCAACCTTAATTGAAATTCTTTTGCTGAACTCGTCAGGGTTTTGCGGCTCAATACCGTAGTATTCCTCAACGACTTCGCACATTTTTAATATAATGCCAGAGGTGGAGCGTACATCTTCGTTCTTGCTAACTTTTTGAACGGCTTTTTTGAACTGCTCAAAGTATTCGAGATCAGCTACATGTATGCTGGACTTCTCCTCTAATACTTTGATAACGTTGTCAAAAGTTTTCTTCTGATTTGGAAGGAATAATAAATGTATATTCTGATAGTCAAACTCAATACCGATTTCGTCGATCTTAACTTTAGAGTCAAGTTTCAAATCTTCTTCAAATATGCCGGACTCAAGTTTTGCCTCAAGTGTGCTTATACCTTCGTAAATCTCCTTAAGTAACTGAGCGTCACTGTGACCGGATAACGCATTATGAGCTAATTGCTTTGCCTTAACCTGATCGGGTGTCAATACTTCCTCAATAACTAATACGAATATGTACAAAACGGCTGCGGCACGTGAGGCTCTAATCCGGTGATGTCCTGATATGATCGGTAGTTCGTTGTGCTCGTTAGGCATACCGCATAAAGGCAAGCTCTCAAGGCGTTTGTCCTTCCTAATATTTTCTTGCAGTCTCTCAAAGCGTTTGATCGGCATTACTTGAGCGTTCTTATCTTGCTCTCTTAAGCAGTCGATATGTACCTTGTAAATTGCCAGACCGTTACCCATGTCGAGAACTCTCTCAATGGTTTTCTCATTAACGATTTCGGGTTTCTTAACTTTTGCCACTTGTCTCTCCATAGGGTTTATTTGAATGTTCTGATAAATAAATGTTTATGCAGTCCGAATAAGTACGGTCATAAAAATCATGTCTGTAAACGATTTTATAAGTATCGTTAGGTAATTTCTCACGGCTCACTATATCAAGGACTCCACTGTTTAATTTGTTTTTCCGATACTTACAAAGGCAAGTCGTTTTTAATCCAGTAAAATTATATATCTGATTTTTTGAGCCGAGAATACGTGTTAACAGGAAATTTTTGAACTCCTTGCATGTTATCGACATCATCATCAAACGATTAACGTGCGGATATTTTTTTAAGTACACGCCGAAGCCAAACGTTTCAAATATATCCTCAGTTGTTAAGCGTCTCATATCAGCACAATGCAAGCCGACTGTTCTAAATACTTTACCGTCGATTAACATGAGTAAATAAATCTCTGCTTTAGTATTTCCTAACCTGTGAGCGAATAAGTCTCGATAGTAAAGTCCGACCTCTTTAGTAGTTCTTACGAATGTTATTTTTGAGTCCGGTCTTATTTCATCGTCCTCATTCATAATAGGAATTTTACTCGCTTTAAATTCCATATCTTTTTTAAGCACGACTGTTTTACGCTGTTTATAATCAGAGAGCCACTTAACGTTATTTATAGCGAGGGTCTCGAACTTGTTTTTAGATTTTTCAACGACGCATAATAAATTCTCCGGTGGAAGTATTTTCTCAACCTGATAGCTTGTAATAAATATCGGTGTTTCGGTTTCCTTAATAGTTCCAATCAGCGACTCGAAAAAATCCTTATGTACAAATTGCTCGATACCGGACTGGAAGCCGATTATTTCCTCTGCTTTGCTAAACATTTTCTCATATCCTCCCGAATACACCGGAGGGTTGATAATTACTATGCCACACTCCGGCTTTACCGTTTCCCATAGGTCGAGTATTCCATAATTTATTCCTTCGTAAATAGTTTTATAATGAGAGAGTAAAGAGGCAAGCTGCTTAATGTACATAGCCCAATTTTGCATTATATCGTCGAATATAATTTGAGTGTAAAATTTGCTCTCGTCTAACTGCTGCGATTTTATGAGTAGTAATAAATGAGCGGCTCTGTCAAGATCATTGTCGTATGTTCTGGCGAGCTCTCCTCTCATGTTTTGTGAAATTGGAAGGGTGTCTAACGGTTTATTAGCGTACACGTAGCCGAGTATTGAGGAAAATAGTGATATATCAGATGAATAAATTTCAGACGGCTTGAAGCCAGCCTCAATAGCCGCTTTCACCATTCCGAATTGACCGACTGCCGGAATAGTCACCCTCGTATATCCTTTCGACTTAAGATGCTTCAAAACGTCGGCTAAATATTTACGGTGTTCGGATATAACCGAACCTAAAAATATTTTATCAAGCTGCTGTATCATTTTACCTCTTAAAAAAAAAGGTGAGCGTGTTAGCACGTCACCCGACAAGTTTATTAAATTTTGCTGCGTGTTAAGGAATCAAACCTCAATTTCCTGAGCGAGAACCTAGGCGTCCGAGTATTAGACGAACACGCAAGATAAAACCATGAAAAACATTAAATTAAAAGTATAGAGGTAAGACGGTACTGTCTCCCTTCTTTTGGTAAGGGAAATAAAAAACCCGCTCTCTGGACTCCAACCATTAGCGGGCTCTTACTTGTTACGGAGTGAGAATTTAATCGAATAGGCTGAGGGGCTCTTTAATTCCGGCTGGCGCTTCAAATCTTGAGAACGGTTTACATACTCCTAAGTTGTCAGGATAACCGAACTCCTCAATTTTAATATTCAGTACGTCCATTAAGAATTTTGCTAAATAGTGACGGTGACATGAGTCGGAGGGCTTTTCAAAACAGACAAGGGCGAAGTCTTTTCCTCCGCTTAAGATTTCCCATCGTTGAACGAGGTCTTTAGCTCTGTATTGCTTGAGTATGTCGTCATATTCAGCATAAAAATAAAGCTGTCCCTCCCTGTCCCAATTATGAGCTTTTCCGGCTGCTAACATTGAGTCGGTCGGAGCGAGTCGTTTATCCATGTCTCCATTATACCACTTTGGAGGAAAGCGAGAGATTCCGATTGGAACGATACCAGCATTCCTCAGCTTCGTAAGATTTGCGAAATAAGATGTGTAGATTTTCATTTGTTCTCCGTTGTTATTATAATTTAATTTAATCCGCTTCCCTCACAAACACCGCATCCGACTGTTAAGTCCTTAAATGGATGTGAGGTTGTGCCTGAGCCCTCGCAGTTATTACAGAACTTTCTTTTCTGTTTAATAAGTTCGGATATTTCGAGCATTATATCAGCTCGATCTTCTTCGTTGTTTTCTGTTTTTTCTGATAGCAGAGTAAGGATGTCGATTTGTTCGTCGATCTCCTCAAGTGCGGTAAGTTTAATTAAGGTCATGTTCACTCCGTTATGTATTTGTTATTTTTAATGTCAAATGAAATATAATCTGTACTTGTCAGAATGTCAAGTAAAAAATGAAATAAATTAAAAATAAATAAGCCGTCTCGATACCTCCGAGACGGCTCAATATGAATATTATTGTTTAAGCGTCAGCATATCCTCAGTGACGCAAACGAGCTGTAAAGGTATTCCAAGTTTTGTTTTGACCTCCGTGTCAAGCCTGATCTGTACCGGATAAGGTTGTTTAGCGAGAAACGCAGTGACCGTAGCTGATCTCTCCCATAGCTCTTTTGCTATTCCCTTGTGTCTTTTCGTGATTACCCTGTTGCCTATATTCATGTTTTTGGTAACTCCTTTTTATGTTTTAGTCCGTAAACTATCGTTTCAATATGTTTGAAACTAACGAAATATTTTTCTGCGAGTAAATTCTTTGCTCGCTCACTTGGTATTTTATCCTCTTTTACGAGCTTGTCAAATTCTCTCCTGATCTTATAATCACGTTTTGCGAGGTCGTCAATAAATTTATGCTTTGAAAGAACTTCAAGCATATCATCTGCGAACTCAAGTAATTTTTCCGGCATTGTTCCTCCTGATATTGTTAAGTGTTTCGGTTAATCGTATTTTCGTTTCCATTAGATTAACGTCAATCTTTGCACTCCTCAGCAATATGAGTCTCTGCCAGTTTTCGCTTCCTATATGGTTTATAATTTTATCTGAATACTCTTTTGAAATTACAGGGTCATTCGAGTGAACTCCGTTCGTATGCTCCTTAAATGATGTTAGCACAATACCATTCGGTAAGTGATAACGTAAAAAATAATTCGGCTTGTGTACGATATGGTGAGAGCTTAAGCCGATCAGAGCTCCTGACTTGCTTGATATTTCTGCTGGTGTGCCGCTGAGTTCGGATTTCCAGCCAGCTTTTTCTTTTATACATAAAGCCCAAAGCTCGTCACACTCTTTTTTGAGTTTTTTGCTATTAACTTTCGGCACTTTAATACGTTTCGTTTTTATACGTTCCGATTTTCTCGGTATGTGAGGAAATAAGTTTTTCTTAATTTTCGTACTGCGTGCTAACATGTACGCACTCCCACTAAATCTTCTGCGTAGGTATTCACAAACGGATACATTATATCAAGCAATCTCTCTGCCTCTCGCTCCTCCGGTGTCCTGTGTTTGTGAGGTACGAGCTTCTTGCTTCTGCTTGGTCTCGGAGTCTGAGGTACTCTGATAATTTCCGGTTCATCAACTATATTTCCGTCAATATCAAACTTCATTTTTTCTGTCCTCCTTAATTTGTCGAGCCATATATTTATTTCTAATACCGTCATTTGTACTTAGTCTTACTGCGAGGCTTGAGGCATTGCGGGCTGTGAGCGGTTTTGTTTTTACGACCTTCTTCGTTTCAGTATTAAAGACTTCGTACGGAATTTGCGTTATTTCACTCATACGATCTCCGACTTTTCAAGGTGTCTTTCGATAACGTCAACGAGTAATAAGTCATTTGACGTTAATTCGTCGGCATGCCTCTTGAATGTTTTATAGGCTGCGGTTAATATGCTTATCGGATTATTACAGTCAACCTCAAGCAATTCCCCTGCTGAATGTGTTAGCATTTTATCTTTTTGCTGATCTATCCAGACAAAAGCCTCACGTATTTTAATATTCATATAGAACAAGGCTGTCTTAGCTTTCTTCCTCCACTTCATATAATCGGAGGTACTCAGTTTAACTCCGTCCTGATCGTTCCGGCATGGGTCGCCAAGTTGCATCTCTATTTTCAAAACAGCGACGGTCATTTCTTCGATTTTTATTCGGGCTTCTTCTATTGATTTGAACATAAATTTTTACCTCCTGTTTGTTATAGTTTAATATTAAAAAGGTAGATCGTCTAACGTATTACCATTGTTCTCGGGGTCAGGGTCGCTGTGACCAGCTGTACCGCTACCCTCGTTAGTCGTTTCGCTGCATGGTATTATAAGGTCTGCAATCACGTCAACGTTATAACGCTCGACTCCATTCTTGTCGGTATATTTACTTTTGGAGATACGACCCTCGATATAAAACTTTTTCCCCTTGAGTAAATTTTTAGTAATGAAGTCACTGAGCTTAAAGGCTACAATATTATGCCAAGTTGTTTCATTGGTATAATTTCCGTCCTGTCCCTTTATGCCCTGAACGGTTGCAAGTCCGAAAGTAGTTACCGACGTTCCGTTAGTAGTAACCCTCGTCTCTGCGTCCTTGCCTAAGTTCCCCATAAGTTGAACCTTGTTTATCGAAAATGCTGTGCGTGCCATAGTGCTTTATCCTTTTTGTTATAGTGATTAAATATTAAACTGTCTTTCGGGCTGCCCTGAGTTTGTTTTTAATTTCTGCTTTTTGATCGTCAAGAAACATGAGCCGATCACGTTGTATCGCAAATTTGACCTCTTTTGCTGCCGATAATTCGATAAGTTTTTTCTCCTCCGGTGTTAGCTCAAATTTTTTATCTCTTAAGGCTGCTAACATTCTCCCTTGTCTGATTAAATTATCGACCCTCTGATTAACTTTTAATTCGATTTCAAATAATCCGTAAACTGCGGTGTCCTTTGCTATCCAGTCATTCCAGTCAATCCGATTGAATACCGTTGCTCTTGTCACTGCATCAAGTCGGATTAAAAAAACTTTCTTAGTCCAATAATTGAGTAGCATTTGCTCGTACCATGCTTTAATAGTCTGAATGGAAATATCAATCATTTTTGTAGTTCCCATTTTCAAACAGTGACCATGTACAAAAATAAATTCAAGTTCAGAACTTTTATATAACTCAAGAAGATCACCCTTAACGAAATCCGGTGTTTTCTCCACCTTCGGAATAGAGAGAATTAATCTGCTCTCTATATTCGTCCTCTGTAATACTTCCTTTAGGCTGCTTTTTACTAAATTGCTTATTTGTTCCATTGTTATTCTCTCTATTTAACCAGTTTTGTAATGTTAAATTCGCACTAATATATTTTTTTAATAAATCTTTGAAGTTGTGCATTGAAAGAAGCACCTTTTGAACTATTTCTATGGAGTTACCCATCAGAACTTTTTCGCATTGTTCAAAAGTGAGTGGTTCTTTTAGTCTATCCACATTCGGTGCATTTTTAGAAATCCATTCCTGCAATGGATGTTCCCCCCCAATACCCCCATTCTTAATAAGGACTTTATCTATATCCTTTTCTTTATCTTTATCTTGTACCCTATTTCGTTTCTTAATTACCCTAAAATTACCCTTATTTTCATCGTTTATTAAAATGTTGAAATTTTCATCTATAAGTCCATAACCTTTAAGAATTTCGATAATCGGTCTATGAGGATAACACTCATAATTCAATTTATTATATTGAAATGTTATGAATTTAGAAATGAACCATTTATCATTTATAGGGAAAATTCTACTATCCAAAATCTTCAATGCTTCTTCTTTGGGATATTCAAAACCAGTATAAAATGTTGCGAGTTCTAAATCTACCTCCCATAGTCCGGCATTGTCACACCGATCAAGAATATAAACCCATAGTAATTTATATGCAGGATTAAGTTTCCTGAACCAAGCATCTTCCCATTTGCGGGACTCAGTGAATCTTTTTGGCATTTTTTGCTCTCATTTTTTTCTTATTATAGTTCCAAAATTCTTTGTCCATATATTGCATTACCTTATTGCTTTTAAGCCCAAAGTTTATAATGGAAGCCATCACTTCGGAGGGATAAGATATTTTCAAACCACAAAACCCTTCCATAATTCTGATAATATCGTCTGAAAAGAATTGTGTTTTTAATACGTCATTTAACTTTTGTAAAAAATTATTCATCTGTTCGGTTTCTCCTTCATGGCATCTTTCGCAAAGAGTGACTAATAATTCATTTGAATATTCCCACGGTTCAGTATTCGATATGTATCTTCGATGATGGATGTGCAAGGTGCTGCTGGTGTCCAGACAAATTTGGCACATAAATTCATCTCTTTGCAGAACCTCTAATCTCTTCTTTTGCCAACGAGGGTCTTTAAACTTTTCATAATATTTTGTTTGTGCGGGTGTGTATTTAGCCATTACAATACTCCCTGAGCCGTCACATTCCAATAAGCAGTTTTTTTATGAGTAACAGGGTCGATAGCTTCCTTGTTAAGTTTTATTCTCCCCATGCTCATTAAGCGTCCTCTGCGGTCTGGAATTAAGTGACGGGGTATTTTTGTATATTCGCTAATCATTCGATCGTTAGCGACTCCCATTATGCTTAAGGCTTGAATTACGATCATAATTTGTGACTTCCTCGTGTTAGCAGGGAACTCGTCATTTGACTGAGCCGATAGGTGACAAAATTTAGGTCTGCTAACCTGATCTGGCGTTGCTATTGTGAGCGGGTCGAATAACGGTGTTCCGGCAGTCTCTCCACGTTGCTCTATGAGCTCTGCGAGTTCTGGATTATATTTTATATTCACATTGCCTCCTTATAAATACGGCGACTCTCAGAGTCGCCACTTAATTAAAAATTAATTTTTTATTAAAATTTTCCTGTACCGTACCACCGTTCAATACTTCCTGTACCGTACCACCGTTCAATACTCCGACGACTCGGCATTGCTTCATTAAAGAAATTTGACAACCCGAAACAATGTACGCTCCGTCAATCAGTATTTTTCTATCCTCAATAATAATTATGCCTTTGAGAATGGATTTTAATTTTCTGATTACTTTGGCTTCCAATTCTTCGTCAAACCATTTCGGCGTGGAAGATTCATCTACTTCTAATTTGTAACACTCGATCTTAGCAAGATCGTTATGATCTTCGGGGGAAAACTCTACCCTTATAAAATGATTCATACCATTATCCTTTAACTGATACAGTTCGATCAAGTCCTCGTGTGCATCTGTTAGCGGATTACAGAAAAGTTCCCCCTGTCTCGTTACTATTGCTGATAAGAAATTACACATTAGCCAAACTCCTTTAATTATTTAATTATGTTTTTTATTTTAGGAACATGCTTATCTAAGCCGATTGCCTTTAATCGTTTCATGTAAAAATCATAATACCAGTGTCTCTTAATGTCGTCTTTGACGTCTGATATTAAAGCCTCGCATGAATTATGATCTCTCTCAAACGTTTCCGTTTTCAGAGCCTCAATAACCATTCTCAAAACGTCTGGCTTAGGTTTTTCTTCGGTAGGCTTAACGGGTTCTTTTTTTGTCGAGTCTTTTGTCGCTGGCTTTTTTCCCTCTGGCGCCGTTATCATTTTATTCTGCAGTTCTTTTTTCTTATCAGAGAATAAGGCTGTAAAACGCTTATACTGTTCGGGGTCTGTATGCACGATTTCATTATATAATATTCTCATATCATTAAGAGAGGTCATGGAAGCTATTTTTTTCTCAAGGGCTTCATCGTTCATTCCTTTTTGAGCTGTCTGAGGTTCTGGAGCTGGTTTTTTATCAGGTGACTTAATTCCGGTCTTATCCTTAAGGCTTTGAAGTGTTATAGCAGGTTTATTCGGGCTGTCAGCGGCGACGCTTGTCTCATCATAAAAAGGCATTGAATCAATATGCCTCCATTGGAACTCACCTTTTTTCTCACGTCCCTGCTTGTCTCTCCAAACTTTAACACCAAATTTCATAACCCAATTTTGAGACCAGCGAGGCTGCCAGCATTCCTTACCAATTCCTAAGTCTTTACAGTTTCTAACGAGTGAGTCTGACTTCGCTCCCTCATAACAAGTAGCCGGTGACATTTTAGAGTTATTATCATGGAACTGCATCTCACCGATTGCTCTGCTTATGAAGTGACCACGTATGTATAAACTACCGTCGAACATGTAAGTATTATTATTCTCAGTGACTCGGTTCTCTATTAAAGCCCATTGACCTATCCCGACTGATCTGTTAAGTCTCTCACGTACAAAAATATGAGGCATGTATATTAAGCCGTCAGGTCTGATGTTAACTTCGTCCTCTGAAACAGGAGCTAATAAGATCGTTGTCTCCTCTGATGTTAACACGAGCGTACTTGCGTTCTGATACTGCTCGATCATCATTCGAGCCAAAGGCAGTTCGACTATTTCGCCGCTTTTTTTAATGATCGCTACTTCGCTGTTTTCAGTTTCCATTATTCACCGTCCTTTATGTCTGATTTTGTTAAGCGGTCTATTGCGTCTATATATTCCCCATATTCTGCGATCTGCTTATCTGAATAATTTTCTTTCTTTCCAATAGTTTTGAATGACTTGAGCCATTTATCAATGGGGTAATTATGGCAGCCAATAGATAGGGTTCTCTTGCCTGTATAGGTGAGGGGATGTTGACTGCCGACTATATAAATACATTTGATTAGTTTTATGTCGTAACCGATTAAAGCTCCGTAACCGATTGAAGCTTCGCGACCGATTGAAGCTCCGTCACCGATTGAAGCTTCGCGACCGATTAAAGCTCCGTCACCGATTGAAGCTCTGTCACCGATTGAAGCTCTGTCACCGATTGAAGCTCCGTCACCGATTGAAGCTCCGTCACCGATTGAAGCTCCGCGACCGATTGAAGCTCTGTCACCGATTAAAGCTCTGTCACCGATTGAAGCTCCGTCACCGATTAAAGCTTCGCGACCGATTGAAGCTCTGTCACC